CAGACAGTATTAATAAGCAATTTAAAGGACAAAATTATAAGTCAGCATTCTTTTTAGATGGTGATGAAGATGCTCCTACAAATGTTAATGAATGGATATCCACCGGATGTTCAATGTTAGATCTAGCTATTTCGAATCGTCCTAATGGAGGTTTTCCTGTTGGTAGAATTACTGAAATAACAGGACTTGAAGCTTCTGGTAAATCATTACTAGCAGCTCATACCTTAGCAGAGACACAAAAAAGAGGCGGATTAGCAGTATACATTGATACAGAATCAGCAAGTAGTGCTGAATTTTTAACAGCAATTGGCGTAGATTTAAAAACTATGTTATATGTTCCATTAGAAACAATAGAAGAAATATTTGAAACTATTGAAACTATTGTTGAAAACGTTAGAAAGTCTGACAAAGATAGATTAGTAACTATAGTAGTAGACTCAGTAATGGGTGCATCTACTAAAATAGAAATGGCTATGGAATATGATAAAGATGGATATGCAACATCTAAATCTATTATATTAAGTAAAGCTATGAGAAAAGTTACCAATTGGATAGCCAGAGAAAGAATATGTTTAATTTTTACAAATCAATTAAGAACTAAATTAGGCGTATCTTTTGGAGATCCGTGGACAACAGCCGGCGGAAAAGCTTTACCATTTCATTCATCAGTTAGACTTCGTTTAAAAAATACTGGAATGATTAAGGCCAGAGTAAATGGAGCTGATCAAGTAGTTGGAAATAAAACTAATGTACATGTCGTGAAAAACAGAATGGGACCTCCTAACAAAAAAATTGATTATGAAATATATTATGATAGCGGAATTGACAACTATGGTGGTTGGTTAAATATCATGAAGAATTTTAAATTAGTTTCTCAATCAGGAGCTTGGTATTCATTAGATGATGTTGATCCTGATACAGGTGAAGTATTAGATACTATCAAATTTCAAAGTAAAGATTTCATAGAAAAGGTAATACAAAATACTAAAATGAAAGACAGGCTATATGATAGAATTTGTGAAGCATATATATTTAAATACAGAGCCGGCGTTGACGGAGGTATTGATGATATAGTTGTTGATGAAGAAGTTATAAACGAAGAAGGATAATGAATAAATATCAAGAATTATTTAAGCAACTTCAAAAAGAAAAAGAAAGTATTCCACAAGGGCCGGACGATCATTTAATGATTTTTGACGGCCTGAATACTTTTATTAGAAGTTTTTCAGCAACTCCTTCAACTAATGAAGACGGAGAGCATATAGGAGGAATAACTGGATTTCTATATAGCATTGGTAAGTGTGTAAGAGATTTTAAGCCTTCTAGATGTATTATAGTGTTTGATGGGGTTGGGGGGTCAAAGCGAAGAAAAAAGATTTATAAAGATTATAAAGGTAATCGAGCTAATAAAACAAGATTAAGAAGACATGATCATCATATGCCAAGTATTGAAGATGAGCAAAAAGCTATGCGTCATCAATTTAGCAGATTAGTTTCATATTTAGATGCATTACCAGTAACATTTTTATCTATGGACGGTATTGAAGCAGATGATACAATTGCATATATTACAGAAATGTATGAAGTTAAGAGTAAAAAAATAACAATTGTATCAACTGATAGAGATTTTTATCAATTAATTAATGATAAAATTCAAATTTGGTCTCCTATTAAAAAGAAACTATATGATACATCTAAATTATTAGATGAGTTTCAAGTACACCCTAAAAACTATGTGTTATATAGAGCATTTACCGGAGATAAGTCAGACAATATTCCTGGTGTAATGGGGATTGGTCCAAAGACATTATTGAAACATATTCCTAATTTAAATAATGAACGTGAATATGAATTAGATGATTTATGGGAAGTATGTAATAAAAATATAGACGACTCAAAAACATATAAAAAGATATTAGATAATGAAAATATAATATCTGACAACTGGAGACTAATGAATCTAAAACTATTAGATATTCCAGCTCAAACAAAAAGTAATATTAGAAAAATTATGGAATCTCCAACTTCAGAATTAGATAAAATTGAATTCAGAAGACTTTTCATGGAAGATAAAATGTGGGCCGTGATGAAGAATCTACCAGATTGGTTAAATAATACATGGTTATCATTAAGTGCATTTGCACAAAAAACAAAATAATTGGATTTAATAATTATTTTCTATATAATAATATATGACAGATAAGTTAAGTGAGTATGGATGGACATTTCAAGTTAAAGTTTTGGCAGCTATGTTTGTGGATAGAACGTTTCTACAACAAATTGCAGATATTATCCAGTCAGATTATTTCGAATCTGATGCTAATAGTTGGTTGCTAGATATTCTAATAGAACATTTTCGAGAATATAAAACTCCTCCCTCAAAAGACGTATTAAAAGTAAAAATAACTGAAATAGATAATGATGTTCTTAAAAACAGCAATTTTAGAACAATTAAAAGATGTATTCCGGTATATGGAGTCAGATGATCTAGAATTTGTAAAAAATGAAATACTCAAATTTTGTAAGAATCAAGAAATTAAACGAGCTATTATGGATTCAGTTGGATTACTTAAATTAGGTGATTATGATGAGATAAAAAGCAAAATGGATTCTGCAATGAAAGCTGGCGCTGACACAGATATTGGACATGAATATAAAAAAGATGTTGTAGCAAGATATACAGAATCAGCAAGACATACTATTAGTACAGGATGGGATGTTATTGATGACTTAATGGATGGTGGATTAGCAAAAGGAGAATTAGGTGTAGTAATGGCTCCAGCTGGAATTGGTAAATCATGGATGCTTATTAATATTGGAGCAAATGCAGTAAAGCAAGGCAAAACAGTTATACATTATACATTAGAATTAAATGATAACTATGTAGGTCAAAGATATGATAGTGTAGTAACTGGTATTGCAGCTCAAAATTTAAAAAATCATACTGATGAAATAGAAGAAAAGCTAGAAACATTATCAGGCGAATTAATTATAAAATATTATCCAACTAAATCTACAGGAGTAATGGGTATTAAAGCTCATATTGAAAAAACTATAATGTTAGGGAATACACCAGATTTAATTGTAATAGATTATGGTGATCTTTTAAAGGTTAATACTAAAAAAGACAAACATGAAGCACTGGAAGAACTATATGAAGAAATGCGTGGTATGGCAGGCGAATATGAAATACCAGTATGGACAGCATCTCAAGCAGGAAGATCTGCATTGGAAGATGATATAATTGAAGCAGACAAAATTGCATCTTCATATGGTAAAGTAATGGTAGCTGATTTCTTAATGTCATTATCAAGAAAAGTAGAAGACAAGTTATCAGGAACAGGAAGAGGACATGTTATTAAGAACAGATTTGGGCCAGATGGAATAACATTACCAAGTAAAATAAATACAAATAACGGCCAGTTTAATTTTTATGAGCCACAAACTACGCAAGGTAGACAAACAACTCAAACAATGAAAACTGGTGATACATTAATTAAGAAAAATTTAGCACAAAAATTTAAAGATTTAGGCGGAACTTTAGGATAGTAATTATATTTATATAAAATTAATCGTAGGCCTCATCATGAGGTCTATTTTTGTCTAAAAAGAAAAAAGGAGTCACATAAATGAACATTTCAAATAAAATTTTATCAGATATTACAGTGCATATGAAATATGCAAAATATATACCAGAACTCAATAGAAGAGAAACTTGGGAAGAGCTTGTTACAAGAAATAAGAATATGCATATAAAGACATATCCAAACTTAAAAGATGAAATTGATGATGTTTATAAAATGGTATATAGTAAAAAAATATTACCTTCAATGAGATCTTTACAATTCGGAGGAAAGCCGATTGAAATTAGCCCTAATCGTGTATATAATTGTGCTTATTTACCAATTGATCATACTGACTCATTTAGTGAAATAATGTTTTTACTATTAGGTGGTACTGGTGTAGGTTATTCTGTACAAAAACATCATGTAGACAAATTGCCACCAGTAAATAAACCATACACTAAAAGAACAAGAAGATTTTTAATTGGTGATAGTATTGAAGGTTGGGCAGACGCTATTAAAGTTCTTATGAAGTCTTATTTAAATGGTAAAAGTTCAAGAATTGAATTTGATTTTTCTGATGTTAGACCTAAAGGAGCTCAATTAGTTACATCAGGTGGTAAAGCACCAGGTCCACAACCATTAAAAGAATGCATACTAAAGATTACAGGTATATTAGATGGCAAAGAAGATGGTGATAGCCTATCTACCGTAGAAACACATGATGTTGTTTGTCATATAGCTGATGCTGTATTAGCTGGAGGAATTAGACGAGCTGCGTTAATTAGTTTGTTTTCTGCAGACGATGAAGCAATGATTGGAAGTAAATCAGGAAATTGGTGGGAAACAAATCCACAAAGAGGAAGAGCTAATAATTCAGCAGTATTAATGAGACATAAAGTAACTAAACAATTTTTTATGGATCTTTGGAAACGTGTAGAATTATCTGGAGCAGGTGAACCTGGCATTTATTTAAATAATGATAAGGATTGGGGAACTAATCCATGTTGTGAAATAGCATTAAGACCTTTTCAATTTTGTAACTTATGTGAAGTAAATGCTTCAGACATTGAATCTCAAGAAGATTATGACAATAGAGTAAAAGGCGCAGCATTTATAGGTACACTACAAGCAGGGTATACTGATTTTCATTATTTAAGAAATATTTGGAAAGAGACAACAGAAAAAGATGCGCTTATTGGCGTATCAATGACAGGAATTGCATCTGGTGTAGTTTTAGGTTATGATATGACAAAGGCTGCTAATATAGTTAAAAAAGAAAATTCTAGAGTTGCAAAACTAATAGGTATAAATAAGTCAGCTAGATCAACCACGGTTAAACCAGCAGGAACTACTTCATTAGCATTAGGAACATCATCTGGAATTCATGCATGGCATAATGATTACTATATTAGAAGAATCCGAGTAGGAAAAAATGAATCAATTTATAAATATTTAGTAGAAAATCATCCTGAGCTAATTGAAGATGAATATTTTAGACCACATGACACTGCAGTAATATCGGTACCACAAAAAGCACCTGACGGAGCAATAATGAGAACCGAATCACCTTTTGCATTATTAGAAAGAATAAAAAAGATAGCAACCGAATGGGTAGCACCAGGCCATAGAAATGGTAGTAATACACATAATGTATCAGCAACCGTATCTTTAAAAGATGATGAATGGGAATTAGCTGGGGAATGGATGTGGAACAATAGAAAACATTATAATGGGTTATCAGTATTAAATTATAATGGTGGAACATATAAACAAGCACCATTTGAAGATTGCACTAAAAAAGAGTATGATTCATTAATGAAAACACTAACTGACGTAGATATTTCTAATATAGTAGAATCAGATGACAATACAGATCTATCAGGTGAATTAGCTTGTGCTGGCGGCGCGTGTGAGATACAATAATGAGAAATGATGATTGGATTACCCGATTATATTATAACTTGGATATTTAATTAAATTTCCTTATAATAAAATAAAAAATGAGTTTTAGTTTTCTAGATCCTTCTAATGTAAATAGTAAAATGTTTCATAGATGTGTTTCTATAATATCTGATAAAGATGGTATAGAATTACATATGTTAAATGATGCAGTAATGATTCAATATGAAAAAGATATTGATGATTTTTTATCATTTTTAATTAGTGTCGGAGAACATCTAGAAGAATATGAGAAATGTAATCAATTAATTATACAGCAAAAAAAATATAAAAAATGGTTAATTGTTAATTTAGAAACTGCTAGATCTATAGCTAAGTTATTAACAAATTTAAAATTAAAACATGACAACAAAGAAAACAATTGAACTAGTAAAAGAAGGTTTTGCTAACGGGGTTGCTCCAGGAGGCCCATTAGACGATAAAGCAAAAGCTGATA